CCTGGGTTTGTGTTGGGCGTATGGATGCCAGTAAACGGCTATGTTTTTGAAGAAGATGCAGACGATATGCTTGCTAGAGCGTTAAATTTGCGCGAAATGGATTTAGAGACTGAAGACATTAGGGAGTGGTGATGTTTAGAAAAAAAGAAATTTGGGTAAAGCCTTTTTCAGAAAAAGTTTCTAAAAGAGTATCTAAAATTCCAACAGCAGATTTAGAAAACTGGATTGAACAAGCTACCTATGAAGTAGGTCGTTGTATGACCATGTACAACAAATCCCATAGAGAAATGACATATTTAGAAGAGGCGCTTGTTGGTGCCGAGGCACTTCATGCTGTTGTCTTTGAACTTAAAAAACGCACCACGCCACTTAAGTAGCGGTTCATAGATTTATCGACAATTGGTGTATGATAAGCCTTGCCTCTTCCTTCTCCCGTAGGCAATCGGCAGGCCTGGGTTAATAGCCCAGGCTTTCCATTTTCTACTAAACTAAGGTAACCATGAGTAACATAGATGTAGAATTTGTTGAAGAAGATGAAGACCTTTTAGAAGATGATGATTTGCCTCCTGAGGAGGAAGATACCCTTGATGAACTTTCTAAAGAGTTTGTAAAAAAACTTGTAGACCGCTGTATTCAATTCATGACAGCGTTGGTGGGTCACGAACTTCACCCGTATCAAATGCCCCTTGCACGACGCATTATTGAGTCTGTCATTATTAACGACGGTGAAGAAGTTACAGCACTGGCTGCTCGTCAGTCAGGAAAGTCAGAAACAATTGCTAACACTGTAGCTTCCCTTATGGTTTTGCTTCCACGCCTTGCTCGTATGTATCCAGACCTCCTTGGTAAATTTAAAGATGGAATTTGGATTGGCATGTTTGCACCAGTTGAAGGACAGGTAGAAACCCTCTTTGGTCGTACAGTTAATAGATTAACTTCTGAACGTGCATTAGAAATTTTGGGCGACCCAGAGATTGATGATTCATTGGGTAAAGTGCCAGGGGTAACTCGTCAAATCAAATTAAAGAACTCGGGCTCATCTCTTATGATGATGACAGCTAACCCACGTGCAAAGATTGAATCTAAATCTTTCCACCTCATTGTTATTGACGAGTGCCAAGAAGCAGATGACTTTGTTGTATCTAAATCAATTTCTCCTATGCTTGCGTACTACTCAGGTACTATGGTTAAAACGGGTACCCCTACCACGCACAAAAATAACTTTTACCGTTCTATCCAATTAAACAAGCGCAGGCAGACTTCCCGTAATATTAAACAAAACCACTTTGAGTGGGACTATAGAGACGTATCCAAATACAACGCTAACTATGCAAAGTTTATTAAAAAAGAAATGTTGCGTATTGGCGAAGACTCAGATGAGTTCCAAATGTCGTACTGCTGTAGGTGGTTACTTGAACGAGGTATGTTCGTTACATCTACAATTATGGATGAGCTAGGTGACACATCTCAAGAAGTAGTTCGCGCATGGCATCGCTCCCCTGTAGTAGTTGGAGTTGACCCTGCTCGTAAAGTAGATTCAACTGTAGTTACTGTTGTGTGGGTTGATTGGGATAGGCCAGATGAGTTTGGTTATTTTGACCATAGAATTCTTAATTGGCTTGAGCTTCACGGTGATGATTGGGAAGACCAGTATTTTCAAATTGTTAGCTTTCTTGCCAACTACGACGTACTTGCAGTTGGCGTAGATGCTAATGGTGTGGGTGATGCCGTGGCACAAAGACTTAAACTATTATTGCCACGAGCAGAAGTCCATGCTGTTGGCAGTAGTTCTCAAGAACAATCTAAACGTTGGAAGCATCTTAAAGCTTTGATTGACCGTCGTATGGTTGGTTGGCCTGCTCATGCAAAAACACGCAGACTTCGTACTTGGAAGCGCTTTTACCAACAAATGACGGATTTGGAAACAAAGTTCCAAGGACCAAACTTTAGCGCCCAAGCACCTGATGAAGCGCACGCCCATGATGATTATGCGGATTCTTTAGCGATTGCTTGCGCCCTTACCATGGACTTAACAATGCCTTCGGTTGAAGTATCTAGCTCTCCCTTTTTTAGATAAAAATTTTGGGCTTTAGGCACATTTATTTACTATAAAGCGGGAAACTATCTATTAGGAAAAGGCCTTTCCAACAACATCCTTAAGGAGTACTAATGAGTATTGCACCAGCACCTAAGCTGCCAGAAGTTCCTGGCAACACATACGACCGTAAATTTGCATCTGCAACACCAGGACAGCGCGGACCACTTCGTTTTGAAGAAGGTATTGCAACTGACACTGACGTTCCAGCACAGTTTACAGAAGGCGCAATGCAGGGATATGTTCCTGCACCAGGTCGTCCAAACCGTAACAAGGCTGTTCACACAAAGACTGCAGAAGAGACAATGCGCGAGCGTGCTCACGTAGGTTCAGCAGCATGGGTAGAAGCACCAAATACACTTGATGAATTTGCTAAAGGTGGATTTGCTGACCACGGCGATAACAAGTTTGAAGAAGTATTCCGCAGTGGTTCACACCAACAGCGTCTTAACCCAGCTGTAGTAGAAGACTAATTTAATCAAGTTTCTCGTCCCCCGTTTCTACGGCGAATACGTGGCGGGGGCGAGAGCCTTTAACTAAGGAGTAATTGTGGCCCTCATTAGAGGTAAAGAAGTAAAGGAATCTCCAGACCAAACCCCTGCGAATCCAAAACTTTGGAACATGATTACCGTGCAAGCTCGTAGTAAGTTTGCAAAATATCCATCTCCTGCAGCAGCTCACTGGGTCCACACTCGTTACACACAACTTGGTGGACGGTTTGTAAATAGCAAAAGTGAAGTAGACCCTCGTTTTCGAGATTATGCGCAAGAAGAGATGGATAAAAAAGAAGAACAGCGTTCAAAAGCGCACATAGTTACAAAAAAAGTAACTAAAAAAGTCACCAAGTAATACAATCCGTTTTAATGATTTGTCGACTTTGGTGGTACAGTTTATCTATTGAGTTTTGGGAGGGCGGTAAGTGAGTAGCATTGATTTCTCACCTCCCTCATATAGGGCAGCCTCTAGCGATTTAACAATTTCTATCTCTCCGTTGGGGCTTGTTGAATTAGCCGATGAAGAGTTTGAAGTTCATGGCCCGCGCTTAAACCGTTACTCCCTTAACTGGGCTATGTATCTTGGGCACCATTACAGTTACCGACGCCAAGCTGGCGAATCTCAAATAGCTATTAATTATTATCGCGCTTTTACTGATTTTGTACTTAATTTTACATTTGGTAAAGGGGTCTCCTTCCGTTCCCCAAAAGAAACGGAAGCTATTGTTCCTGACCTACTTGAAAGAGTATGGGAAGTAGATAACAATAAAGCCACAGTATTGTGGGAAATTGGTCAACAAGGCGGAGTATCAGGCGACTGTTTTATTAAAGTTGCTTATGAAGAAGCCTATGTTGACACTTCTGGTCGCGCACATCCAGGCCGAGTTCGTATTCTTCCTTTGAATGCATCTTTTGCATTTCCAGAGTTTCATCCACATGACCGCGAGCGTTTAATACGATTTAAATTAAAGTATCGTTTTTGGGGTACTTCTTTAGAGGGAACTCGTCAAGTATTTACTTATACTGAAATTCTTACAGATGATGTAATTGAGGAGTATATCAATGATGAACTTATTGACTCACGCCCTAACCCGCTTGGCACTATTCCCGTTATTCATATTCCGAATGTTCGCATCTCTGGTTCTCCTTGGGGCCTTGCTGATTGCCACGACATTGTTAGCATTAACCGTACTTATAATGAGACTGCTACAGATATCGCTGACATCGTTAACTACCATGCTGCGCCCGTTACGGTCATTATTGGTGCAAAAGCGTCACAGTTAGAAAAAGGCGCAAATAAAGTATGGGGTGGTTTACCTAAGGATGCTCGTGTAGAGAACTTAGAAGGTGGAGCACAAGGTCTTAAGGGTGCAATGGAGTTCTTGGCTATGCTCAAGAAATCAATGCACGAAATGATTGGTGTTCCAGAAACAGCTTTAGGGCAAGCACAGCCAATATCTAATACTTCAGGTGTAGCCCTATCTATTCAGTTCCAACCTTTGATGAATCGTTACCATCAAAAAATTATTCAATATGCTCACGGTTTAGAACGAGTTAATGAACTCATCTTGCTTAGCCTTGCAATTAAAGAACCAGAAACTTTTATTTGGGACCCAACAACTGATGTTAAGTTAAAGAAGGGCCAAGTAGACCGTTTAGACCCTAATGACCCACTTACTTACCGTTCTTATGTGCAGTTCCCACAACCACTGCCTCTTGATAAGTTAATTGCGCTTAACGAAATCCAGTCTCTTCTTTCTCTTGGACTTGAATCTAAGGAAGGCGCACTTCGTACTCTTGGTGAAGAATTCCCAGCTGAAAAACTTAATGAAATCCGTCAAGAACTTATGGACGATGCCACAGCAGATGGCGCACTTAAACTGCTACAGACTCAAATTGAACAGGAAATTATGGAACTTACAGGTTCTGCTCCTGGAATGGTAGGCCAACCACCAACAGGTGGAGCTTCTACTGGGGGGGCTGCTGGAGAACCAGCACCTGCCGTACTGCCACCAACAATTGATGCGGCATTAGCTGCTGCTGATATGGGTGAAGCTGACTTGCGAAACAAGTTAGTAACTGAAGCTTATGGAACTATGTTGCCACAGCGACGTGTTCCAGAAGAGTACGAAAAATAAGCGTTTACGCTGACAATTTCGCACTAAGAAGTAAAACTTAATATAGATAAAAACGTTAGGTCATATGTGCTCTCACTTCGGAAAACGACCCCTAGGATGTAAGGAATATAGCTATGGAAACAGCAGAAAACATGGCAGGTGCTTTTGAATCAGAAGCTAATGTCGCTCCAGTCGTAAACGTGTCGGGTGTTGACGCACCTACTGTTACTACTACCTCTTCTAAATTTTATACAGATGAAGATTTAGCAAAAGTTCGCTCGCAAGAGAAGGACAAGCTTTATCCTCAAATTGATAAGCTTAAAGAAGAAGTTGAAAACCTTAAAAAGGAAAAGCAAGAAGAAGCCGCTCGCAAAGCAGCAGATGAGGCAGCTAAAATGGCTGCAGAATCTGCAAAACAACAAGCTCAACTTGAAGATGAGTTAGACGCTAAATCTCTCATCAAAGTTAAAGAGCAAGAGTGGTCGGAGCAGTTGGAGCGTGAGCGCACTGAGCGTGAACGAGCCTTCGCTCTTCTGGAGCGCGAAAGAGATTTTGCTAATCTCCAAAGCTACAAGCAAACAAAGTTAGAACAAGAGCGCGACAACATCATGCCCGAGCTTCTCGATTTAGTAAGTGGTAATACCGCTGAAGAGGTCGATGCACGTCTTGAGAGCTTGAAGGAACGTTCAGCAAGAATTCTTGAATCGGCGCAGTCTGCTATGCAGAATGCCCGCAAAGAAATGACTGGCACAAGGGCAACTTTGCCGCCAGCAGGTCCACTGGAAACTAATACGGAGCAACGTAACTTTACGGCGCAAGATATTGCGTCAATGTCGATGAACGAGTACGCAAAATACAGAGACAAGCTAATGAGCGACACCGCTCGTGGCAAGTCTAAGGGACTATTCGGTTAACCCAAAAATCCAATTCAACCAAGGAGTTAAAGCTAAATGGCATCAGGTATCACAGGAACTGGCTCACTCGCAGCCGCACCTACCGCGTACTCAGGTACAAACACACAGCTAACTCAGGCGATTCAAACAATTTGGTCAAAGGAAATTCTTTTCCAGGCCATGCCAATCCTTCGCTTTGAGCAGTTTGCTGTAAAGAAGACAGAACTAGGTGTTGCACCTGGTTTACAAATCAACTTCCTACGTTACAACAACTTAGGTTTTGCAAATGGCCTTGTTGAAGGTGTACGTATGCAGACAAACGCATTGACAGCACAGCAGTTCTCAATCACAGTATCAGAGCATGGTTATGCTCTTGCTGTATCAGAACTACTTCTCAATGCATCATTTGATGACGTAATGGCATCAGCCTCACGTCTTCTAGGTCGTAACATGGCAATTTATCTTGACCAATTGTCACGCGACACACTTTACGCTGCATCATCAACAATTTACGGTGAAGACCGCTCAGCTCTATCAGCTGTTAACAACTGGTATGCCTATGGCACAACAGCTGCTAACCGTGCTGCAATGGACGGTGCTTACTACATGACACCTCACACAATCAAGGATGCTGTTGAGACACTATCAACAAAGAACATTCCTCGTTTAGGTGAGACTTACGTAGCATTCGTTCACCCTCACCAGTCACGTCGCCTACGCGATATGCCTGAGTTCATTGAAGTAACAAAGTACGCTGCACCAGGAAACTTCATGCTAGGTGAAATCGGTCGTCTATACGATTGCGTATTCATCGAAACAACACAGGTTCTTAAGGTTGCAGGCGGAGCTGGCTCAGGCTACTCAGCAGATACAACTGTTGCTAACCCAACTGTTGCAGCTGGTGGAGGTTACACAACTCCAGCAACTAAGACAGGTAACGGCGGCTCAGACCGCTACGCAGCCCTATTCATTGGTGACAATGCATTCGGTCACGCTATCTCACTTCCAGTAGAACTCCGCGATGGCGGTATCCTAGACTTCGGTCGTGAGCACGCACTAGCTTGGTACTCAATTTTCGGTCTTGGTCTAATCACTGACCAAGCAGTTATTGTTGCAGAAACCAACTAATAGTTTTACCCGCCGAGGGGGGTTGGGAAACCAGCCCCCCAAAGCATATTTACCGAGACACTAAACTGGAGGATACAAATGGCTAGCAAAGTAAAACCTGGCGATGTTACAGGCCGTGCGCGTGAAGCACAGCAGGCTGAGTTCGCTGAAGAACAGCAGGCTCGCGCCGCTGAAATGTCTATGGCTTCTGCCGAAGCACAAATTAAGCTTGAAACTGAAGTACTTGACGCAACACAACCTAATCGCGCAACAGTAATTGTTGACGAGGTTATTAAAGTTGGTAAGCAAGATGACACAGTTGAAATCCGCGTAATTGAGAACATTGAATCAATGACTCTTGGCGCAGGAAATCACTACTCATTTAAAGCAGGTCAAAAGTACAAAGTAACTCGGGCGGTAGCTAAGCACCTTGAAGAAAAAGGTTACTTAGCAGGAGTTATCTAAGCTTAAAATTCGGCGGAGGGGCGGGCATACACATGCTCGCCTTCTTCGTTTGTAGAGATTTTTTAAAGATTTACCGACATTATTGGAACAACAGTATTGAGGGAGTTATAAGTGGCCGTTTTGACTGACTTAGTTTCCCGAGTTCGTCTTGAACTTGGAGACCAGCCAAAGCAGTTTACTAAAACTTTTAAAGGCGATGGTTCAGTCACAGATTTTAATTTGGCAATTAAGCCTCTTGATGTTTATACACTTGCCGTATATGTAAACGGTAGCCCTGTAGCTAATCCTTCTGGATACACAGTAGAAGCAGATTTGGGCGTTATACATTTTGTTCATACCCCCGCAAATAATGCGGCAATCCTTATAACAGGAGTTGTCTTCCGTTACTTTACAGATGATGACCTTTGTCGTTTTGTTAATACTGCGGTAACTCAACACGTCTATAACCGTACAAACGGTATGGGCAGCCAAATGACTATTGGTCTTATTCCACCTGTTGAAGAGTATCCACTAGCAATCTTGGCAACCATTGAAGCCCTATGGGCTCTGGCTACAGATGCTTCTTTTGATATTAATATTCAAGCCCCCGATGGTGTTTCTATCCCACGGTCTCAACGCTATAGTCAACTAACACAAACAATTCAAAATCGCTGGGAACAATACAAGCAGCTTTGCTCTGCATTAAATATTGGGCTTTGGCGAATTGAGATGGGAACTCTACGTAGAGTATCTCGTCTTACTAATAAACTTGTACCCGTCTATATGGCCCAAGAAATTGATGACTCTCGTAAACCAGAGCGTGTCTATATTCAAAATGATTTAAATGGTCGTACGCCATTTCCAACCTATGCAGACCTTGTGGATATTACTTTATATCAAGGAGATTCTTGGTCAGCAGAGTTTGATTTCCCATTTGATATTACGGGTATTGATTTTAAGGCGCAAATTCGTTCTTATCCAGGTTCACCGTCGCTATATGCAAC